TGATTGAGTATAGTTCATTTCAAATAACTCTGAAGTAACCCAAGGGCATGATGATAATGTTGCTACTAAAGTACCATTAGTAGAATAAATTTTTAATGCTTGGTTTTGAAAAGCAAATACATATTCTTGTGATTCATTAAATATAAATGGTTCTATTCTTGAAACAGCACCTAAGTCTGCTCTGTAAACACTACCACTTCTTCTTTCAATACCACCCTGATTAACTGGTATTACATTTCTTGCTTTTTTTAATCCTTGACCATAAGCCGCTAGATCAACACGAGATAATATTTTTGGATCAAGTTCTCCTCTTAAGAAACTAGCTTGATGAACCCTTTGTCTTGCCATAGTTCATCCTATCTAATTCCGCTCAACGCTGTATGATTTCTAGTATTTCTAAATCTTTCTACTTCCATTCTTCTTGTAGTTTGTGCTTGTGCATCTAGTCCTTTTGCTATTGCAAGTTGGGCTATTGCTCTCTTATGATACAATTCTGATAATTGATCGTTTCTTGCTATTGCTCCTGCAAATAAAGACGCCAGTTCGAAAACCAGCGTCTGTTTGAAGTATGGAGGAAAATCACTCTCACTAGGTTGGAAAGTGTAATCTGCAATAACAATATCACTAGATGTAGTATCTGTAAATAAATTTTGTCCATATCTATCATATTTAATAACATCATCTGCTACTGTAACTGTGTGGATAACTAATGCATCATTTGGTAAAGCATATGAAGATTCATATCTTGCATCAGGATTAGTTGTATTTTTACTTAATTGAGATTGTTTACTTGCAAATCTCCATCTACATCTTGTGATTAAATTTTCTAATGTTGCTTCGTAAAGCTGACTTGCTACTTTTGATTCTGTTGTATTCTGAGTAAAACTTGAGATTGTATTAGCACCTACTAATACCATTGCTTTGTTGCATATATCAAATTTACTGTCAGCCATATTTAATTCTTATACTAGATATGGGGGAAAGTAAACTCCCCCCATACCATTTGTTTAAAGTACCAATTAACCAATGATAGTTGTTACAGTAGCCGCTCCAGTTGCGGAACTTACTACATGCATATCAATAGTCCTTGTTCCTCCAGTTGATGCTACTACAAAAATGATGTCATTTTGCTTTAACTCATTTGTAGCATCATTGAAGTAACCACTCGATCCAGTTTGACCTGAACTTGTACCTGTTGCGTCAGTAGTAGTATAGTAGAATATACTATTTGCACCACCTGCAACCTTTTTTAGATCACTTTTTACTAATGCCATAGTTATCTCCTATTCTGTTATTTGTACTTTGATCGCACCATTATTATCAATCATAGTTGAACCTAGACTCATATAAGATGTGATTAAGTTACTGACTTTTTCAGGAATGTAGTTCACTTCAGTTCTAATTTCAGAACCCATAGCAGTACCTAATGCTGATCTGTGATAAGCATGACACTCTCTAGTTGTTCCAGAAATTGATAGACCTGAATGTGTAAACCACATAAAGCCTAGCCATCTCTTAGCTGTTAAGCCACCTGCATAAGGAAGTTGTGCTTCCCCTACATATTCCGCTCTAGAAAACTGATCTAATTGTAATAAATCAGCCCAACCAGCAGAAGATACTACAAAGTATCTTTGGCCATCATCAGGTATATCTCCTGAACCAAATGCTTCATACACTGTAAATGCTTTTGCTAGAGTTAATCCAGCAGAACCATGTGCTACATTGTTTGAGTTTGATCCAGCATCTAATACATCAATGATAGTCTGGTCAGTTTTTCTACCTAAAGCCGCCGCCGCAGATTGAGATAGGACTTGTCTTTCGTCAATGTTAGTTTTCAATTCATCTAATCGGTCAACATAGTCTGCCGCATAGAAGTCTGAAAGAGTAACATCAACAGTTGAGTGAGAGATATCCATAGTTGGAACTTGTGCATGTCTTGATTTAGACACAGCAGTACCAGTACCGACTTTTTGGAATCTCGCTTGGCTACCTTTTACATTATTTACTTGCCTTACAGTATTACGCAGTTTTGAACCCATACGCTGATAAGCCATATGAACTTCAGACTCGAACTGCTTAATAAAGGCAGTTGAAATAGATGTACTCATGTTGCCTCCTTTTTGTCGTTGTTGTTGTTATTAATTAAGCAATTATCTTTTTTGACTTAACTCGGTTTTCCAAGTTGGGCCGATTTCATTCAAAATAGGTTGCATCCCATTTTTGACTACATTATGTAATCGTTTATAGAAATACAACACTTTTACATTTTTTACAAGCATAGGTTTAGAAAATTCAAACCCTTGCCATTTTAACCATCTTATACTTGTTTGATGCTCTTCAGTTATATAATTACAAAGATAATCATAGTTTTCTTCTAGGTAATGTAGCCATTTCTTATTCCTTTTAAGAAAATAAGCATAGTGTTTATCTAATAAATCTGATGCTAAAAACCAAATTGTGCCGATTTTATGATTGTTTCTAGTAGGTACAGCACCAAAGATAGCGACTACTTCTTGTTTAGATTCTGTTAATATTGTGAAAGTATGTATATTTTTTCTTCTAGTAAATCTAAATGGTTGCAATAATGCAAGTAAAGGATCAAGCCCCCACAAAGCCAATTCATATCTATCTATTGACTTTAATCTAGGGGCTAAATCGAAACAATGTTCAGGTGTAGTTTTTTCTACTATTAGTCTATTCACGATACAATCTAGCGAAAGCATCATCTACTTTTCTCACATAAGACTCATCTCTTTCTTTAGGATCAAAGTATCTTTTATCTTTCATCATAGATCGAACATCCTCTACTGTTAGAGGTCTTTCAGGTTGTGTAAAGTTTTGTGCATTAGATATAGTTTGTTTATTCATATTCATCATCTTTTCTAATGCTTCTATACCATCTACAGATTGACCAAGCGTTGAAGATATTGCTTCGTATTGTTCAGGTGTAAATTGTGAAGATGCCCAGTTATTAACTGCATTTAATCTTGCATCAGCATTTTCGCCTAGCTTTTCTTTTTCAGCATCTATATCAACTTGATTACCTACATACATATCAACATATTTATTTACTCCATCTTGGAATACTTCTTGATCGTATGCATTTTCATAACAAAAGTTTTTCCACCATTCTGTCATAGGATTGGCATTTATTATTTCTTCTGTTACTCCCTCAGGTAATTTAGGTAATTCATAACCCTCTACCTTTTCAGGTCTTTCTGCTATGGCTTCTTGTTGAAGTTCATCAACAATCTGTTCTCGTAATTCTTCTTTCTTACCACCTACATACTTTTCAAGGTTCGTATAAGACTTACCAAATTCTTCCATATTAACTTCGCCTTTATCTGTATTCCAAAACTTTTCAGGTATATATTCTGGTCTAGGACTAGGTTCAGTAGTTGTTGCTTCTTGCGTTTCATGTGAAACATTTTCCTGTGGTTGTTGTTGTACAGTTTCTTGTGTCTGTTCAACAGGTTGTGTTTGTTCTTCACTCATTGTTTTTCTCCTTTACTATGTTTTGACTTTTTCCCTTATTGACTCTACGCTGTATTAACCCAACAATATATCTTTGCCCCTCTAAATGTCTTAGAGAGTTATCAGATATTTCAGGCCCAGCTACCGACTCAATGGTAATTGATTTTAGGTATTGGAGAACTGACAATCCAATGTCAGTACTAAACAATGCTGTACAAGCACTATTTAATTTTTCTTCATCATCAGAACTTCTTTTAAAGTTATCCAAACCTATAAGGGCTTTATTTTTTTGTTCTGCTTTCATTCTTGTTATATCCTTAACATCTTTTTGATTACACTTCTAGGGTAAATATTTCTATCCCCAAATCCTATTTCGCCATTATCATTTTGATAGCTACTAAAAGAATGTACATATTTCTTAGTCTTTTTAAATATATATGCCTCAGTTTTAATTAAAGCACAATGCATATTATTAGTTTCATTGTAATCTGTAATCGTGCTATCTCCAACAATATCTTCCCAAACTATAAGATATTTGTAATACTTCTTATCTCCTACAACTATAGGTTTACTCGGTTTCTTTATACTCATCTATCAATATCTTTTTTAAAAACCATATAGCTTTTTTGATGTCTGTTGATCCACCTTTATCTCTATGGCGAATAATATATTTAATAGATGTAGCATCTGCATATGGTAAGTTTTTAACATAGTCATATGTCTGTAATTTTTTACCACAAGTACATTCTCCCTTTTGATAATAATCAGGGTTTATTTTATCTGTCATACTATTTCTCCTATCCAGTTACCATTTTTATCTAATACCATTGGAAGAAGTCTTGGTATTCCATTTAGTATTATTCCACAGCCAATAATAAATCTTGTTCTAAAGTTTTTAGCATATGAGAAAGCCATTGACTTTTGATTGATTAAACAACCTACATTCATACCAAAGAATATATCATCAGGGTTAGCCCAATAAGATATAACAAACTTTGTATGATAGTGTCCTTGTACTGCACTCATACCCATTGTCTGTGAAACTTTTAAAATGTCTGCTGATCTACCATGTGTAAAAAAACATTTTTTTCCATTACTTAATTTTAAAGTAATATCATCAATCCATTTCCATTTACGAGTTCCTAAAAAATCTCCATATGGTTTTAAGAATTGTTTTGACATTCCAAATCTTAATGCTCTTCTATAAACTAAACTACTATGATTAGAATCTACTTCAGTTACTTCAGGAAATATTCCCTCTAGTTCTTTTACATATTCTCTAGCTATATCTAATTCATGTCCTGCACTTGGCAAATCAGGATTATGTTCATGCATTGATATTGCATGGAAGTCTAATAGATCGCCTATATTAATTACAGTATCAGGTTTAAATTCTTTTTTAATTGCTTTTAAAAATTTAAAAGAATCTTTGTGATGATAGGGAATATGAAGATCACTTATTACAAGTACAGAATTATGCATGACACTTTCATTACTGCTGTGGTTCTTCCTGACTTTCCCCTTGTTGCTGTGCCATCATTTGTTGCATTTGTTGTGCCGCCTGTTGCATTTCTTCAGGCGATCTAATTAACTCTTCAGGCACTCCTAACTTCTTAGCTACAAATTTTGCCGCTTCATCTTGTTTAACTAATACATTTAATAATTGTGGCCCAACTCTAGCTTGTATCATTCCTAAAAATCTATCTAGTGTAGCAACATCTTGTTGTTGTTGTGCTTGTGCTAATGGAGATGAAGATTTAATTTTTATTTCTCTACCATTAACTACTGGTATTTTAATTCTACCTTGTTTCTTAAGAATATATATTACTCTTTGTAAAACAGGATTAACTAATTCAGCTTGTAATCTACCAAATGCCGCTCCTATTTGTCTTGATAGATCAGCCATTCTTTCTGCTACTTCTGTTGCAGACATAGGAGTTTTCTCATTAGCTACTCCTAACATTTCATTGTATAATGCTTTTTTAATATTAGTTC